AGCTAGCGTAGACTTTCCGCGACCCGATACGCCTCCGACAAGTACTAGGCCCTGACAGAGATAAAAGCCGTCGCAGATATCGGGGCTAATAAACGGGATACGGTTTTTAAGAGTCGCCTCACGAAGCGCCTTGTCTTTCGCATACTGCTCCTGCCTCGCTTTTTTATCTTTCGGTCGATAGGTTCTAGAATTTCTAGCTGCTCCTGAGCGAATTTTAGCTGCGCCGCGCTCGTTGAACTCTTCAATAGTGCGCTTAACATCTGCGGGATTTTCGCTCATGCCAATAGACTTTAATGCCTCATCTTTCCCCATCATGTCCCCCACTCCTTTTTCTTGTCGCACTTCTCGCAAAACAGGTATCGCTCGGTAAGCCCCACGTACTCCTTCCACGTGTGATACATGCACTCACTCTTGGGCCTGGTGGAACTTCCACTGGAAGAGGTTTGCCTGGATATCTCTTCTCTCATTTTCTTTACGAAGCTAAAAAAGCCGTCACCGTCGTCGACCACTTCCCACTCATCGCGCCAGTCTGGATCGTTATTGTCGAGCATGGACTGAATGTCCTTAGTTAGGTTGGAGCCAAAAAATCCTGAAGAAAAGTCGATGCCGCACCCACAGGGACAATCTAGTTTGTCCATATATCCATTACCTTCTTTACATAGCGCCGGTTGCCGCAGGCGCTACCGCAGTTATAGGCGCTCACTGCTTTACGAACATCGCCGCCGTATCGCTTGAGCTGGTAACGAAGATATTCGCTCGCGTATTTGCGATTCACTTCGCGATTGTGCCAAAGCTCGCTCACGTGCCCGCGAAAACCCATGTCTCGTGCGGTGCTGAGCTTTAACTGGCAGTAGCCGTAGCTTGCCGATCCGCCGTCACTCACATTGATTGCGTGAGGATTATGTCCGCTCTCGACAAAACAAACTGCTGAGAGCAAAGCTGCAAAAAGCTCGGGAGTCATGAAAGCTCCGTTGCGATGTAGTACCAGCAAATGGCAAGTGCTAGATTAAAGCCTGCTAGTGCGCCGATCGCTATGCCCGGCTGAATGATGAAAAACGCAAGCGTCGATCCGAAAACGAACGAATTAAATACACTAAAAACCGTCGCCGTCATTCTCACACGCGCACCTTTTTCTTAAAACTGCCGTGATTCCTTGGGGAAGTGCTACCTCCGCCAAAACTGCCCTGATATCCGCCAATCAGGGGGAACAGCTTCTCGGTCCTGTTGCTTTCGCACTGAGTGCAGTTAACGGACTCATCCGGGTCTGAGAGGATGTCTTCGAATTTGTGTCCACAATCCAAACACAGGAAATCGTACATGGGGGCCATAAAGCAATCCCTCCTTGTACTAGACAGTACTAGATCGTACTACAGTTGTCAACTATTTCTGCCAGCGACCGAGCGGCTCTGAACAATCTACGGCAAGAGGAATGCGCAGCGAAATTTCTTTTCCAACCGCAACCATTTTGGACGAGATAAGCTCCCTGGCTTCAGCGACACACGCCTCTTTAGGCTGCGCTAAAACTTCGTCGTGAATGGTGAACCAGGCGCGGCCGAGGTTACGGACCTGCATTTGCTCTGCGATAAGATAAAAAGCTCGGCTTGTAATATCGCCGCCCGTCCCTTGGATTAGGCTTGAATATGCTTGTCTGTAAGCAGCTTCTTTCTCCCAGGGCGCCTGGAATTTGGTCGGAAACCTGCGCCTACGGCCAAAAGGATTGACGATAGGCTCCCCCCGGTCAACTTTCGCCTTACACTCGTCGATGACTTTCTTCTCGCCTGCGTAAGTCTCCCAGTACTTATTCCAAATCAGCTCAGCGTCCTTCTCCGAGCAGCCTACAATGTCCATTACTTTGCGGGGGCTGCATTGGTACTGCATCGCGAAGTTGAGCGTCTTAGCAATGTGCCGAGGAAGTCCAACCCCCTCAGCCGTAAGGTCATGCTTACTCACACCCTCGTGGATAATCTTGAGCAGGTTCTTATCCATAGAGAAGTGGGCTGCAATACAGACCTCTAATTGTGAATAATCACACGTCACAAGCTTGTGTCCTGGATCGGGCACGAAAATGCCTCGGATCTTCGCCCAATCACCTTTGCTTGGCATCTGGCCCATATTTGGCTCAGAGTGCGAAATTCTTCCGGTAACCGTTCCGTTCACATTAAACGAAGGATAGATTCGGGATTCTTGAACTTTCTCTAGAGTATTTTCAATAAACGCCGTGTACATCTTTGAGTACTTACGTAGCTTACGGATCTCCGGAATAATCGGATGTTGTCCCTCAAGAAACTCTAGGGCTTTATCATCTACAGTTCTATTCTTAGACTTCTTACTAAACTGTGCGGGAAGCCTGAGTTGATCATAAAGTAGGCGTGCCACTTGATCGGAAGACGAAAAGTTAAACTCGGGCTTTGGAAGTGTCATCCACTTCTTACCTTTAGGAGTCCATGCCTTTTCAATTTCCTTAGACCACTGCTGAAGCTCTATAACGTCGCAGTGGTAACCTCCAAGGGTTCGTAGCTCTTGCTCGGTCTTGATTATCTCGGCTTTCAGCTCTGAGCCCATCTGAATGCAGTAAGGGAGGTCAACCTTGATACCCTCTAACTCAGTGTCCAGTAGAGCGCGAGCAAGGCGGTGCACATGATCAATAAGGCTATCAGGAATTGAATGAGTCCTAATAGCACGTAGTAGGCTGCGATAAATGCGATCGGTATAAACAATATCGCGGCAACCGTAATCAAGGCGCTCCTCAAAAGGAGCCTCCAGATAGTTCTTGTACTTAGTCCAGAACTTCTCTTTGTAGTCATCTTTATACTTCTCCTGGATATGACTATCGAGATTGTGCTCGCGATTCTCATCAACTAGGTGATCAAGCAACATCCCGTCATGAACAAATTTTTCTCTCAAGTCTACGCCATGAAGGTAGGCAACTTTGAAATCGTACTTATAGTTCCACAAGACAAGTCGAGATTTAAGCTCTAGAAGTAGGGGCAAAAAGCTGCCATCGAACATAACAGCAGTGTCTTTAACTTCTCCCGACATCTGTATGTCTATGAGCTTTGCTTTTCTTGGATCTTTGTCAGTTGTTTCAAAGTCGAGAACAACATGAGTCGAATTCGCATTGTGGTATGCGATAAGCTTACGAATCTCTGCTTCTGATGTAAGATGAGTGAACTTCATAGGTATAAAAAAGCCCCGGCGCAAGTTTGCGTTGGCACCGGGGCTATGCTAGCGCTGCTGCGCTATCTGGTATTACAAGGTCTCTGATTGCTCTCGCGCCTTCTCTCCTGCGCTGAAGAAAACGATACGATAGTGAGGTTTCTTATCGTTGTCTTCGCGCTCGCTCTCGGGCACCTCTTGTAGATAGATTCGCCCGCCCTCTTCTGCCTTATTGAGCGCTTCGAGCACATCCCGTGTAATGCCAGCCGAAAATCCTCTTCCGTTCTTGGTCGGCCATAGTCCTACGCTTGGAGCGTATTCTTTCTGAGTTCCCGTTCCCTTTTTCCCCTTCAACGTCATGCGATCATCTCCTTAGCTAGATATCGGTAAAATTCACTTGCCTGTTCGTTATTCATCTCTTCTTTTTTCTCGACTCCGTACCTGTCCTTCATTTCTTTCTTTAGGTCCCCGAAACTTTTTCTTTTCTTGGCGTTAAGCACTCGGGCCATGCTGTCGAGCATGCTGTTGAGTTGCGCCCGGTCGCTTGGCGGATTTTGCGGGACCGCGCCCTCAGATACCGGTTTACCCATGGATGCATCGTGCGTGCTGGTTCCTGCTTGAGGACTCTTTCCGATTGGGACTGACTTTGGTGTTGATTTGGCGGCTGGGCGTTGCTCTTCTTCTCCATCATCCACGTTCTCCTGGTCTTTGCTATAAAGCGCGAGCCCCATGCTCATGCCCAAGTTCTTGGCACATCTTTTAAGAGCGTCAGTCACAGCTTCTTTAGCTGCAAGCTCGTGAGCCTTGCCGATATTCATTTTGTCTTGGCCGTCTCCGTAGCCTACATCAGAGAATGTAGCGACTGAGCCCACCTGGTCTCTAAAGTGAGCCGCAAGCGTCACTGTAGCAATGTAGTGCACGGTTAACTTACCGTTCGTTTCTCCGGCGTGAACACAACGGATTTCATCCGTGCGATAACCCCAGTTACCCTGACCAAACACTTCGTTCAGGCGGTTAATGACGTAATGCCCTTCTAGGTAACTAAAGGACTGCCCGCCCCCGCCCGAACGTTCTTTCACGACGTCGCGCGGAATTTTTGCATTCAGTTGATCTAAGATCGTCTTTCTGTCGCTCACAATGACCTCCTCACTTCAGTCATCTTTCTTATTCTTTCCGTGATAGATCTTTGCCTCAGTTCCATCTGGGCAGGTGATCCTTGCTCCCCAGTTCTCTTTAGTCACAGAACAACTCAGCCCTTGTTCACCTTGTGCTCCCGCCTCACCTTGAAATCCTTGTTCGCCCTGAACACCTCGTTCACCCGGCTCGCCTTTTGGCGCCGGTCCGCAGGCTGTTAGTAGAATTAGGATCAAGTACGCTCTGTTCATTACTCCTCCAGCAGTTCGCAAAGTTCGGGCAGACTATCGACCCGCGAACACAGCTCAGTGTGTTCATCGGGTACTGCTTTCGGGCCTTAATCTCTTCGATCGTGGCCTTCATGTTTTCAAGAGTACTAGATCGTACTACATATGTCAACTCGGATTTTAAGATTTGGATGCTCGGGTCGTTAAAGTCTTTTACAAAAACAACATAAACACGCTGCTCAGGAGTATAGCCAAGCTCCCTAGCCGACATCTCGCCATAGGCTGAGAGCTGCTCTTCGCATTCAATCTTTTCTTTAGCGTATTTTGCTGAGGAGGTCTTAAAGTCTACAATTGAGGGCACGCCCTTATACTCACCTAAGAAATCTGGAGTCCCTTCAACAAGGTGCTGGTCAAACTTCGTATAAATACGCTCCTCGATCCGGAATGGCTTAAAGTGCTTGGCATGAAGTCTTGCAAAACGCTCAATGAAAATAGGGCCCATCTTCTCAAGCGCATCAGGTCCAAACTTGAATTTTCGGAGCCTTTTATCAACGGTACTCCAATACATCTGGAAACCTTCGACACCATCGCGGCCGGACAAACACTCAGCAATCCCGTAGTGCAAAGCGCTTCCGAACTCCGAATCTAGGCCCTTCTCTTCGGGCACAATGCCGTGGATGTGTTTAGCCTCGTAAAGCTTTGGGCATGTTCGATAGTCGTTAAGCTTGGAGAACCAAAACGCCTCGGGGTTGTAGGGGGTTTTATCGCTCATAGCAGCCCTCGGCGTGCGGCCTCAGAAAGCATTGCCATATGCGCGGAGCTTGGTATTACTCGTTCGACCTCCGACCAGCGCTCCCAGTCCTTTTCGTACTGGTATTCATGGTCTTCAATAAGTCTCACAAGCTCCATATCGGTAAGTAATTCGTACTTCATACCGTACTCCTAATACTTTTGTACTATAATCAGGTATTCAAAGCAAGTGTTTATTATTGATATTGTACTATATCTGTAGTATCATAGTACTATGAAAAGATGGGAAGTAGTCCTGTTGTTTGTTTTAGGGTTGTTATTAATCGTCGCATCTAGGGCCGATGCCAGCTATCGACTAATAGAACTTAGAGAGCTATCAATCGACTACAAGAACTACGCCTGGCTCAATCCAAACGCCAGACATCCCCTACTTTATCCTGAGCATCCAAAAGAAGGTGTTGATCTCAATTTAAAGACGGATCTATTCGATTGGTTCTTTTGGGATAACTCAATCAAGAGCCTCACAACGGGCTCACAGTATCGAACGGTGGGATTAGAGACTAGGTTTGGCGTCTATGTCAGCGACTACCTGAACGTAGGCTACTATCATCAATCGCAGCATCTGCTAGAACGCTCTCATCACAGCATACCTAAATTCCCTGTTGAGGATGCCGTTGAATTCAAGCTCTACCTTTACCGCGACCGCCCTGCTCGCGACTCAATGTTTTAAGGTGTGTTGTGGAAGACAAATCTAAAGACGATATCCGAAGCGCTCAGATTAAGCAGATTGCGGCACTTAGCTTAGACAACGTACCTGAATACAAAATCGCAAAAGAGATGAATCTATCTAGGCATGCTGTGCGAAAGCTTCGCAATTCTGATGAGTTTAAATCTCTCATGCAAGAACTTGGCGACCATGCTGTAGCTAATGCCAAAGAACAGTTTAAGTCGAAGATGGAAGAGCTAGCCCCGCTGGCATTCGAGGCGTTGAAGCACAATTTAGCTGAAAAGAAGATTGAAGCGGTTCGGGTCTTTATCGAAACCGTAGGCCTAAAAGACAAAGAAGTTGATAAGGGTGACACCGGAATTCTGCAAGTCATCTTTCCAGGCCAAAAGTCAGAAGTCGTCGTTCCAACTCAATCCAAAGTAATCGAGGAAGAAGATGCCTAAGTTTGGAAAAGCGTCCCTCGATAGGCTTGCTACGTGCCATCCTGACCTACAGCGCCTGTTTAATGAAGTAATCAAACACTATGACTGTAGTGTGCTCTGCGGGCATCGAACTAAGCAAGAGCAAGACGCCGCAGTTGCATCGGGCAACAGCAAAACAACTTGGCCCATGAGTAAGCACAATAGCCTGCCATCCAAAGCCGTGGACGTAGCGCCCTACCCTATCGATTTCAACGACGTGAAGCGCTTCTACATGTTTGTGGGAATTGTGCGGGGAATAGCTTCGCAGATGGGGATTAAGATCCGCTGCGGAGCTGACTGGGATGGGGATCTAGAAGTGAAAGATCAAAATTTCCACGACCTGCCCCATGTAGAACTTTTGGAGTAGCTATGAATTACACGCTGGATATCATGCCCACGTTCGCTGAAGACGGAAGTGTAATAACTGTAATTATTAGCAGCCCTGAGAAAAAGCCTATCAGCGAGGACGAGCTTGCAGACGCTCTCTATGAATACGCGCACTATCTTGTAGACAAAGAACCTGAAACTAAAAATTAGCTAAATGTCACTTCAGTTTTTGCATGGCGTGCTTATGTTTTTTGGCCGCCTTGCGGGTTGCCCTTTTCCATTTCTGGGACTTGATGGGAACAAGTTCAGTAGGCCGAGATTCAGAAATGAATTTATCGATCGCCATACTAATGAGGCGCGAAAAGGTGACATCGTGCCTCTTCAGATACTTTGCAATTTTGCTCTTCAGTCTCTTATTTAAACGGACGTTTCTCGGAAGACCCATAGAAAATTAGCGCCGGTCAATGCATACACCTTCGCCAATTGAAGGTCTGTGGCAGAATTGACCTGCATTGCAATCCATCGTCGAATCACAAATTTTAACAACCTTTTCGTTACTCTTAAGTCTAACATCTCGCTTAGTGCCTGGATTGCGCGATCTCTCAGATACATTCATCGGATGTCCGGGCGATAATGTTTCCATGTCTGCCTCAGTGACTGCATGGGCCTCGAAAGACACCAACATAAGCAATAAGAAAAGTTTCATATCAATATTCTAGCTAACTGCTAGAAGTTGGCAATGAACAAATCGCCTATAGCTTTTTCAAGCTGGTGTACCGTCTTGTGCTCAATTTTAATTTCATACTCAAACTCAAGAGCATGTAGCACTTCATGTATAAACACTCGAAATGTCTGTGATTTTGTCAGATCTTTACGAATTAGGATTTCGTGTTTACCTGAATCGCAAATACCGTGAACGTCCAGCTTCTCGCCCGGAATCTTATCCACAAAACGAACGCTATAAGTCTCTTCGTTTACATGAAGCTCTTTCGGATATTTTCGAAGCGGCGGCAGCCTCATGCTGTGCTGTCCTTTTTGAATCTGTCATCAGTGGCTGTGCCAATATTGATGCACTCAAGGAGCATCGAGAGGCAGCACCGCGCGTGGGCCAAATGGGATATTCCGCTTTCGGGATCATTGTCCTCGCCATCGTTAAAGGCGTGGATGTGTCGCAGTGCTGCGTCAAGCAAGCGAGAGTACTCAAATCCCTGCTTGTAGTTATGTCTGCCGTACTTTTTCGCTCCAAAGCCCATCACTTGTGCCTCAGCTTCGAGCGCAACTCGCGGAATCAAAGATAAAGGAGCTTTGCCGCTGTCGTGTTTAGTGCCGCCGCTCATCGCTCTATAATCTCCTTCCATTTCCTAATTACTGAACTCATTCGAAACTCTGGCTTGCAGCTCACCGCTGGCCTAGTGTTCCGCTGCCACATCTCAAGTCTGTCGATCACTGCGCGCTCATCGCGGCAGTCGACAATCTGTGCCTCGCTGGGATTTAGTATTTCGGGGACACTCCCCATTCTGTGAGCAATGCAGGGAGTGCCGACTGCGTTTGCCTCGGCATAAACAAGTCCAAAGGTTTCAGGGAAAACATAGTTTGCGTGAAAGACGGCAAAGGCTGAGCGAACGTGCTGCAAAACTTCGGCGTGCGGTATAGCGCCGAGGTTTATAACACCCTCGGGCAGGCTTTCACGACATGGCATGTAACCAGGATTGGCAATATAGAGTTCGTATTGATGATCAGTAGCTCGAATGCGCTCAAACAACTCTAGTGTGCGCTCTAATCCCTTGTGAGGAGATGCAAAGTAAACTAATCGCTTGTGATAGACAGTAGTGACATCAGGCTGCAGTGAATCATCGACGGGATTGTAAACAAAGTCGACCTTGAGTCCTTTGACTTCCTTAATCTGCGATAGAAGTGCGTCTGCGATGATGCTCTTATGGGTCCGCGAAACTCCAAGAATTCGAACACCTGTGTCTGCCAAAATTTCGTAATCTTCGACCAGCTCTTGATGATTATAGTCGTGGCACCATAGCGCCAACTTTGAGTTAAACCGATTCTGCAAGAACGGAATCGCCTTCGGCGTTCGGAGCGCGATTGCAAGTGCTGGGTCGCTAGAGATCTGATCAAGCGCCTCAAAGCTTGTATAATTGGCAAGACCTTTGCCCTGCTCCAGCCTGTTGTGCTGAGCAACAACGAACTCATAACCTTCCGCGCTAAGTGCCTCAGCGATGCGAATGACGGTAGCTTCAGTGCCCCCAAGAGGCACTGACTTTAACGACTCTGCGTCGTATGGCTTTGGGCAGGTGAGATCTACTAGAACGACTCTCTTAGGGGTACTGCTCATACCCCAATAGTACTATATATGTAGTATTATTTCAACCGCATTATGAGTACTGCTTTAAGATCTCCTCGATAAAAGCGATTTTCCCGTCAGCGTCGGTCTTCATCTTCATAACTGAACGAATAAGTTCAAGTGCTCGATCTGAACCCTCTGCTGATGTCCTGATTGGGTGAGCAGAACCGCCCCACTGAGCAACCTTACGCTCTTCAACACGCCCTGGATTGTAGTAACGAAAACGAACCGTCATAACAGACAACGGTTTGCCATTTCTACGACTTTTATAGCCCATCTTGCCAAGACGATTGGCGATTTGACCCCAGGTCAACCGCTCTTCATCCTTGCACTTGCGGATAAACTCGTTCACCTCCGCCTCACTCATCTGTAGGCCTGTCTTAGCCATTGCTGTCGTCTCCTCGTTTAGCTCAGTCGTCAATTTCATAACACCTCCGTAGTATTACTGTGTATGGAATAATACTACTGGATACTAATATATAGTTGCAACTGTGTCATTGCAACATAATTGCAGTTAATGAGACTCCTTAGCTCGCCCGAGCCAAGTTTAACGCGGAAGCGAACTCCCGTCGCAAATGAAAGCTTTCCTCGCCTCCATATTGCGCAGAGAACTCCTTGAAGAGGAGTTGTAATTGTGAATTATCGAGGGCCAGGTGAACCAGACAGTTCACTACACATTTGAGCGAGCCGTGGATAGCTTGCTCTTGGGTAATGAGCATATACTCATTGCGGTGTATTACCTTCATTAGGATCAACATACGTACATCCTTTTGGTTTAGGCTGCTATCTACATAGCCCGCATAAGCCTACAAAATTAGTCTAGCTTTCACTGTCAAAAAGTCAACCAAAAATACCGTAATTCTACACCGTAAATAAACTGCCAATGTTTCCGCTGGATTACGGTGTGGACAGCGGTGTACGCTAATCCTATGGTGAATACATACACTTATGGGCAAAGAATCAGAAGCAGAGGTGCGGGCGCTTATTGAGAAGTTGAAGCAGCATGGTTACCGCATACGCAAGCCCGGAGAATACGTTAAGTTTACTCAATACGTTCATGAAAACACCGTGCTGCGGTTTAAGCAGACAGCGGCTGAACTTGATTACAAGATGCAAGACGCTTCGACAGAAGCTTTAGAATTGTGGCTGGCCACAAAGGAGTCCGACTTAGAAGCTCTGGCTGAGAAGCGCCGCAAAAGGGGGGAGAAACACAGGCCGAAGCCAGTCGAGCCTGACCCAGACGATAACGACTCACTCGAAGAGTGACAGGTCATTTCACTACTTTGACTGTGTATCTAGAGTTGCAGGGGGCCTTAATAAATATTTTGACTGTAGAGATGGCGCCACAGCCCTACAAAATTGACACAACATAGCTAAAATCAGCCCGAACGTTTTGGTAACCTCCTCTCGCGTTCTCGAGCTTCTTGAAATTCCCAATAAGCCCTCTTCCGTGCCTCCTTTGCATCCATGCCTGCATCAAATTCGTAGATAGCAGCGCGCTCTTCGACATCAGCCCAATCAGGAAGTGTAAGCGGGAAGTTCCGCCATCTCTCGTCGTCAAACACTTGGATACTATGTAGCTCCTTTATTGCTTCGTGTTCACTGTTTGAATCAGTAATGGACTTCTTCCTGCCCATTTCTTGGGTACCTCTATGTCCGATAAGTGTGAGTTATGTAAAGTTGATAGGCAAATTTGCCCCGGTTCGGTTCCAACCGAGATTCTTCACTTTCCCGCACTTGGTACACGCCCAGTAGTTCTCGCTTGTTCTCCAGTCTTTATGACCGACTAGCGCGAACTTGCGAGACGTCGGTGAGATCGGCGATTTCCAACGATCTTCAGTCCAATTGGGATGCATGCAGATTAGCTTTTTGAGAAACGCCTTAATCATAGGTTCCACCTATCACAAGTCACCTTCGGGTGGGGTTTGGGATGACGATCCAGGGAGAGGGGTTTCGGCGAGGACTGGATCAATGATCTCATAAATCAAATGACAGTGATCGCAGTCTTCATCGGCCCTACATTCGCCTTGGTCAATTGCGGTTCTTAGTTCCTTCAGAGCAGAACGGAAGAGGGAGTTTTCGACGCGTAGCTTTTCGAGTTCGTCGGTCATAGAGAATCCTCTAGAGCATCTTGTGCTTCAGACCATTCAGCAAAAATCTCTGCCATATCTTCCTCGGCCATCACAGACGACCCTGTGCTGTAGCAGAATATTTGATTCATCATTTTCTGAGATGCGTCCCTGACCTTCTCCAGCTTCTCGACTCGGGCGAGCAAGTAGGCAATATCTTCGGGTGCGTTGGCATAAAGAATTGCTCGCTCACGCTCACAAACATCAGACATTCCTATGGGCCAAGGGTAGGGTTCCGCCGCCTCAAGCCGCTTGCGAATCTCGGAATATCTCTCTTTAGAGGTCATGCAGACTCCTTAAACTCTTCGTAAAGCTCCTCTGTTATAAGCTCCTCAATCTCTGCCTTCGCGCTGACATCGATATTCGGGTTGTGTACCTCAGCGTCTAGGAGGTCAATCACCTCGACAGCACTATCAATAACTAGCTTGCTAATATGCGGATGGAAGTTGTTGGGCTCGCAGTCACAAGCAAGGTCGATCTCGTAGAAGCCGGTGACAAACATAAGCCTGCCATCCTTGAGCCTCACCTCTGTCTCGAAGTAAATCATATGACTAGCTCCCGCTCTAGTTCCGCGATTGCTGCCTTAAGCCAGCTCAACTGGAGCCCGTTGATAAACGCGCGCCCATGCCGAATTGTGATCTCCTCAAAGCCACTCTCCGAATCCATCTCGATCTCGTACTGAGATAGCTCTGGGTCACCGACCACGATCTTCACCGTCTTAGACTTTGTCATAACAACCTCACTGCAAGATAATTCTACAGATCTTGTACTTACCTTACGCCGCTACGTCTCCCTGCTCAGACTCGATGAGTTCAATCGCGCGCTCTAAGTCTAAAGTCAGTGCCAGGTTAAGAAGTCTGCTCTGGGCATACTTGAATCCGGCTCCGTCCTTATCCCTTTGGAACTCAGTCACAAGCTCCTGCTTCACACTCTGAATAGCTTTTAGTTCTGCTAAGACCTTGTCGACGGCCTTGGAATCCGATGTGTAGATGAAGCAGCGATTAATTCCGAAGTGTGCAGTGTCGTGACTTTTGAGCGTCATACACTCAAGCGCAAATCCGATTTCATCCATGTCCATGTCGAGATCACGCAACATATGCTCCTTCACCGTCTGCCAATTGCCTTCAATCGTGTAGCTTTCCATAACGATCTTAAAATGCTTGTCAGCAAGCCTAACCAATTTCATACAGCCCTCTTCCTAATACGTCCCGCGTATCGCTTTTTGGTTGTGCTCGTCCCTGTTACACCGATGTGCGTGCGACGAGCTGCACGCACTAAACTGCAAGGCTTACGCTTTGTCGTGCTACCGCCATAATGTATGCCTCGATTAATTCGATTGCTCTGCTCAGCAGTTCTCCTTCCACTTCATGGAGTTCGAACTGAACAATCTCGCGTGTGTTCCAATCAATTCGCGAGATGATGCCTTCAGTAAGTAGATCTTCGAGCGTGTCTCCAGATGCAGTCAGATAGTATCCATAGTCTGGCTGTGGCTCTTGTTTATCCAACGCAAGGTGCATTTCTTGAATTTGGTACTTCATACTAAACTCCTATTACTAATAGTCGCTTCAAACTGAGCTTCCTGCTCTTCTGGTGTCGCACTCCGTGCATGTCTAGCCAATTGATCAAGAATCGTTTAATACTCATATCGCTACTCGCTTGAAATCAGTCCTATGCCCATGATTGCTAGCATTGCGTATCCGTAAACCATCAATTGCGTTGCAGTTAGAATGAACATCTTAAACCTCACTTATTTAAGAATTACTGTTACGCGATACCCAAGCTTCTCTAGTCTCTTCAATGTCTCTGTGCTTACCGTCTTTACTTTCAGTACTAGTGGCCTCATATCGCCCTCACTTACAGCTATCTATTGCACCGCATATGCCAGGCTGTAGCACTGTTTAATACGATATAATACTAAAAAGTACTAAAACTGTCACACATGAATGACAAAGTACGTCACTGTGTATGGAAGATGTACATCGACAATGTGGATATGATGGCGTGGCTGTGTTGAACATGATCTAGCGCTGTACAATTATAGGTAACTGCTTAGTGGTATTGGAGGATTAGCGAGGTGTTAATAGCGGCAAAGTATCGGGAGTGGTATTCCTCCTCATCCATACACTCGTGTCTTGCCCTGGCTAGCCTCCTCCAGTACGACAGACTTGAGTAGAACAGAGCCCCCCAGGAGATGGGAGACAGGGGGGGGGGCAAGAAAATGCTGGGGCGAAGTGAGGGGTAGGTACCATCCCACACAAATTTTTTGCTGTTTTAGCACTTTTTTTAACAAAGTCAATGTATTGCATTACAGAAGGATCAATTCGTACATAGTATTAGTAATACGATTTGAGTACTACAAATTACTATTGTTCTACTCGCATCAGCTTCGGCTGGCGCCGTGAGCGCTGATGCTTGGTTTCTTAGAAGCGATCCAGGCAACAGTCCGACAAGAGCGGATAAGAAACATTCCCAATTTCAAACCCACTTTTATGCTCATGCTGTTGCTTATATTCGTGTTTCTCCTAGTGCTTTTTTCGCTACTGTCGAAGCTCGACAAAGCAATAGCGCAGGAACAGCACGAATTGAACGAAACCTTTGTGCGTGAAGAACGCCGAAAGAAGCGCTTAGACGCTCTATACGGTCGTGATGAATAAGCCTCCCAAGGCCGAGTACACAATTGTTCGGGTTAAGCATGGCAGAGCTATCGAGATTCAGCCGCAGGTGCTTTTGTGGCGTAAGCGTAATGAGCGCTTTAAGAAGCTTAAGGCTGAACTTGTGCAAATCTTCGGCGCAAAGAACATGGGCCCGGCTGAGATTAAGGCGTGGCTCAACTCCCCCATTCCCTCCTTGCGCAATCGCGCCCCTAAGGAAATGCTCAATCCGTACAGCATCGAGCAGCTGCTCCTATATGTTAGAAAAACGTTGAAATAGTACTATATCTGTAGTATTGTATCAATTCGAGCCTGTGCCTAGGCAGTGTTCCGCTACTAGAACGCGGTAATCGGGGTGCCGGTAATACGGGGCATATGTGGCGGGCGTCCGTTCACACCGGACTTAATCGGAAGTGTGGCCAGCGTCCCCGCAACACGACGGAGCGAAATGCCAAGACTGGCCCGCCGCAGTTTTTAGGAGTTGCCGTGAAGTTAGAGCAGTTTCAAAAAGGCGCCCGGATTAGACACAGAAATGCGTTGGATGTTGACCTGTGGATTACCAAGGTTATGGGCACCGGCCCTACAAGCATCACGTTCAACACCCTCTACCTCAACACTCACTACAACGGTTCTCTAATTTTCTCTGAGCCCGAGACGGTCACTATCGACCATCGCCATCTCGGCAACTGGAAATTGGTGTCCTGATGCCTGTTACACAAGTTCTATTTAAAGTCGGCGACCGAGCTTTCCATAAAGCTACACAGAGCTTCGGCACCGTTATCCAAGTCTTCCACGACGGGTACGAGCCTCGCTATTACGTGCGCATCGGGCTCGTTCTTTGGTCCATCCCTCAGTCAGCTCTCGACTCTAAAATTACCGAATTTCCGCATCAACAAAATCAACAGGTTACGGAGCCGAAAATCGTGAAAACGACCGGCGCAGGGCCTGACGAGAGCGCTTAAGGGGTAAGGTGCATATGCCAAAGAAGAAGGCCTTAAATCTGATTTATACGCCTGAGGGTTTGTTTGCGGCGAATCGCAAGACGAGGCGTTACCTAGCCAAGAAACATATTCCCCACACTCCAGTTCCAATGCCGTGTTTGCAAGCTTACGCCAAGGCCCCAGACGGCACGACTCTCTACATGCTCGGAGAGAATGAATTCGCTCCCCTCTATGTCTGTGCAGTGAAGCGCACAAAGAAAAAGGGCGAAAGCCCCGACCCGCTGGCCGGCTAAGCGGCGAGGTCGCTCAGGGGAGCGGATAAGCCCGGCCAAGAAGCCCTCCCCGACAAGTTGACTGCTCTTTGAAAATTAGGTACTTAGGGCTCCGAAAGGATACATCGGAGCTTTCCTAAAGCTTTGTTCCAAGTTCGATTCTTGGTGAGGCCACCATTAATTCCCAAGTGATTTCATGGCTTTACTGGTTTCTGACGCAGTTCTGAAAATGGATATCTTTTTCCCGAAAATGGATATCGATATCCAGAAATGAAGCTTTTGGCCCATCTCTCCGATAACGAAGGAGATGAATAATAGTAGCTGGCACCTCACCTACGACGCCGGAAAGCCGCGTATTCGCCGTAAACGCAACGGGAAGTGGGAAACATACCCGGCGAAGAAATTCCGAGATTTTACACAAGAGCAGTTGAACGACCTCGTTATAAGGCTCAATAACAAGAGCCCCGAGGAGGCGCGGATCAGGGCCAAGCTCGACTTAGACCACGCCTATATCTCACCTAATCTCCTATTCCAGTATTTTGAGCATTTGTGCCAGGAGATCCCAAGCCAGAAGAACGCCCGGCGCAACTTTGGATATCTTCAACGCCACGTTCTTGGCTTCTTTGTAAAGACGCATAAGATCCGCGACCCCCAGAACTGGCATAAGGCGCAGGATCGCTGGGCAAAGTACCTGACCGAGCGCAAGCTCTCAGGGGCCGCTATCAGACAGATTGTGATCGAGGCTAACCGATTCGTGGCCTGGCTCCATAAAGAGCGCCCAGACGAAGTGCCTCCTTTGAAGTTTCAACCGATTAACCGCGCCCGGATGAAGTACTTGGAAGCGCAACGGGAGCTAGATGGCGAAGTCAAAGAACGGAAAATCGTCCAAGAATCGGACTGGAAGAAAATCGTCAAAACCTGCCCTGCCGAACTCGCCCCTTTTATTCAGCTTGGGGCCAACTATGGTTTACGAAGGGCGGAGTCTCTTGGCGTTACTCCCGACGCTCTCCGAAAAGGATATCTCGTCATCAGCAAGCAGTACGTTGGTAGTGACCAATATAGACCGCTCAAAGGGCGAGATCACCGTAAGATCCCGCACTGGTTCTCTGGACCGGCGCTTGCCTACGAATGGATCGAAGCCGCGCAAAAGCTTTTAATGCATCCGGACACGCTTACTCACAAATGGGCGGACTTGATGCAGAAGCTCGGCATGGATTACGACTTCCACGACCTACGTCACACGTTTATTACCAAGGCAATCCGGCAATACGCTCCTCGCGACGTACAATTAGCAGCCGGACACAAGAACATGGAGACTACCATGCGCTACTCACACGATGACCGCGCACTCGATGATGAGCCTTTTGACCCAAAAGCAGCTTAATGTCCCGTTCGTACAGAAAAAATCCTTACGTAACTGACCAACAAGGTAACCGCAGAACAAAATCCGTTAAGCGTGCTGCTGCTCGTGCTGTACGTGCTGCTAAAGAAGTGCCTTCCGGCAAAGCCTACCGTCGTTTCTTCAATCCCTGGGACATCCGGGATTGGAGTTTCTACGATCCAAAGCGCGCTAAGCGCAAATAATCACCTCCAAAATAGGTCCTAGCTGTAAATGCGTCTTGATCTCAATCTGATGTTCCCCGAGCCCCAACGCGAGGGCTTGGACCGGGGACCACTCCCCAAGCAAAAGCTCTTTCTCGATAAGGCTTTAAGTTCCAACAACCCTAAATACCTGGCGTATTTCGGCGGCGTCGGCTCCGGTAAGTCTCTCGTATTATGCGCGACCATGATTTGTCAGGGAGTACTATACGGCGGAGAGTACGTTATCGCACGGCAGTTTATGCCGGAATTAAAGCGTACTACATATAAGACATTCCTGGAGATTTGCCCACCTGAGCTGATTGTCGACCACAAGATCGCACTCTCTGAAGTACATATTAAATCGGCGTCAGGAAAGCCCGCCATCTTCTACTTTGTTGGCTTGGATGAGCCAGACAAGCTGCGATCTCTGAACTTGTCTGGATTCGGAATTGATGAGGCCTCACAGGTTTCTGAAGAGTCGTTTCTGCTTCTAATGAACCGACTTCGTAACCCGAAAGGACTGCGTAAGGGGCTCATCGTAGGAAACCCTGCCGGCCACAACTGGGTCTATCAGTACTTTGTTAAACAAGACATGTTTAAGACGCTGGAGGCCAAGCAGCAGTTCGAACTTATCCTGGCCCCCTCCACGGAAAATGTGCATCTTCCGGTGGGATATGTACAGTCTATGCTAGCGACCTATTCCGAGGAACGCATTCAGCGCGAAATCATGGGCTCCTTTGATGCATTTGAAGGCGCCGTATACCCTGAATTTCGTAGAGATGTGCACGTCATCCCACCGTTCAAGATTCCGACAAACTGGACTCGTATCGTTGGCGTTGACCACGGCTATAGAAATCCCGCAGCGTGGATCTGGGGCGCAGTGGACGGCGACCAAAACATATATATTTACCGCGAGTTCTACGAGCGCGAATGGCTAATTGAGGAAATCTGCAAAGGCAAGAGCGGAAGACCTGGTGTAGCAGCTCTCATGAAGGGCGAAAAGATCGAGCAGGCGCTTATTGACCCGTCTACTCGTGCGGCACGGTCTGAAACCAAGGGAGAAAAGGTTTCGGACTTTACAATTTATACTCAGCACCTTCCCAGCGACTTCCCGCTCATACCCGCAAATAACGACGTAACTGTTGGAATTGACCGAGTTAAGAGCTACCTCAAGATTAACGAGAGTACAAAGAAGCCCAAGCTCTATATCTTCCGAAGTTGTACGAACCTAATCGATGAGCTCTGTAAGTACCGCTATAAAGAGCTGAATCACTCTCAACAAGGCAGGGTCAACGAGCGGGAGGAACCTTATAAGCACGATGACCACGCCGTGGATGCCCTCCGCTACCTCATTATGAGCCAACCGGAGCCTTACACCTCGCCTGACGATATATACACAAAAATTAAATATAATTCCCTAGAAGGCAGTCTTCACCGGGACTTAGAGCGTATTCGCAAACCTGGAAACAGCTCTGATCCCTTTGGGATCTAAAGAATCAGGATCAGATCGCACATATACCTATTAGGGGATTCTACTCCCCATTCGGACTAACCCTCCCACGGGTATTCAAAACGAAGCCGGGAGTGCACCCCGGCATCATACCGCTTCAAGCTAAGCGAAATATAGCAAGAGAAGGAAATAAATATGGCCCTTACAGCATCCAATCCATCTGGCATCACTTCCGGCGCATGGTCACTCGGAAAGGTGAAATGCCAAAAGAAAAAGTTTTCGGTCGCAAGTGCGGATACCTCCGGCACTGTTACCTTTGACGGCCTCGTCAGCATTGACCATGTAGAAGTTGAAGGAGTGGTTCTAACTGCTGAACCCACGTTTTCTGGCAACGTTGCAACGCTCGCGTTTGTTGATCCAGCTGCTACTCGTTACGGTTCAATCACGGCTTACGGACGCTAGTTTCTTTCCCTCACCGCCTACCCTGATCGAGTCGTTACCAGAAGCGGCTCACAGGGTGGGCTCTCTTTCTCCTATGTCACAAAAAGCAAAAGCCATCATGGATCAAGTCGCTTCTATGTTCTCAATGGAGCATCGAAAGCCAGCAAAACCAAAGATGACGCCCGAAGTGATTCGTGGCGCGCGCCAAGATATTGCCAAGACTTTCAAAGTCAATCCCGAGCGCGACCTAAATTCCAAAATAAAGAAAGCTCTAGGACTCGAATAAATGCTGTTTCGTTGCCGAGTGTGTGCTGAGAAAGATCAGCGCATCTCTGATCTCAAAGAGCAGGTTGCATTTCTTAAATCTCAACTTGTTGTTTCAAATGATCCGGAACACGCACCGATTGGACAATATGAAGCTGACGGGATTCTGTCAGCCCAGCAGCACGTAATTGAAGTTCCCACTCCTGAGCAGTTTTCTGAAGACCGCCAAGCCGAAGCCGAGCGTTCTGAACGCGAGCGCTTACTCGCCGGCACTTACTGAGAGTTAAATGGCAGAACAAAATTTCCAGCGCGACATTACCGATATTGACGATATCGACGAGCTTGCTCGACGGATCGAACAAGATTACCGCTCTGATACAAGCCAGAAAAGTGCGCTTGCGTACAACTGGGAAAGAAACCACCTTTTCTTAGACGGTAAGCAGTGGATTGTCTTCGACGGTGAGCGCGGGCGTGGTGGACAGTGGAAGCAGCTAACCGTTTCTCGTGCTAATGAGTATATCCCTCGTCCAGTCACAAACTACACGATGGATATCTATCAAACGCTCAAAGCGTATCTGACCCAACATCGTCCACGTTCTACTGTAACACCTAATACCCAAACGTATCGCGATAAGATGGCAGCAAAGATCGCAAATCTGTGCGCCGAAGCCAATTGGGAGCGCTTGAAAGAAGAAAAGAACTACGAGCTGGCCGCCTCCGGCGGAATTTCCTACGGTACCATTTTCAAGAAAGACTACTGGGACAACACGACGCTTACGATGGCAAGAGTGCCTCGCGTTGTAGAGCAACCACTTACTGATCCAATGACTGGACAAGTGCTCGGATATGAAGAGCGCGAAGTAGTCGATCCTGAGACCGGCGAGGTAATGTATGACGAACTCCCGCTTGGCGACGTTAATACGGCGGTTGTCGAGCCATATCGTATTAGCCTTGATCCTTTGGCTAGTGATCTTCATAACTGCCGTTGGATCACTGAAAGCAGCATTCAAACGCTTGAGTGGATCAAAGAACAGTACGGAAAATCAGCCCCAGGATACACAGGTCGAGTAGAAGAAGTTAAACCTGATAATTCTCTATCAAACGCCATGCGTCGCTTTGTCAATCTCAAGACATCAAGCGGAACACGCAGCGGAGCCGGCTATTCTCCTTCAGGCGCAGAATCAGAAGACGTTGGAGCAAACACTGCGATTGTACATGAGCGCTACGAGGCGCCAAGCCGCAAGCACCCCAAAGGGCGCATGATTGTAGTCGCAAACCACATTCCTCTTTACGCGGGCGAAAGCCCATACTCCGGCCCTGAACTCGGCGATTGGCACCCTTACAGTGAATTCCGCTGGGAAGTGCTGCCTGGCCGCTTCTGGGGCAAGAGCCCAATTGATGACGTTGTCGAAATTCAAAAACACATTAATTCGATCGATGCAGCAATTATTCTCGTTCGCAAAACTATGGCGATACCTCAAAAGCTTATACCGCTCGATTCAGGCATTAAGCCTGGAGAGTGGAACGGACGCCCAGGACTCGAAGTGCGTTTCCGCACAAGCGGCACGCCTCCATCCACGATCCCGTCAGCGGGAGTTGATGCGCAGGTATTCCAAGAGCGCGCGCAGAAACTAGAGGACATGAAAAACATCTCCGGCGCAGTCGATATCCTTAAAGGAGATCGGCCCCCAGGTGTTACTGCTGCCTCTGCTCTTGAAATGCTGTACGAAGTTGGTACCGGAAAGCTTCGTCCGGCCCTAGACCGTTGGAAGATGTTTATTGAGAGTTCGCAGAAAAAACAACTTCGGCTACTTGCGCGAAAGTACCGCGAACCGCGCCCGGAATTTATACGCTTACTTCACTCTAAGAACAGAGACGTACCGAAAGAAGCGATTGACCGTTTTATTGGATCAGACCTTTACGACAACTGTAATGTTGTTATCGAAGCTGGAAGCAATATTCCTAAGCTTCAGAGTGCAGAAAAGGCGCTCCTGCTGCAACTCGCACAAGTCGGATCACTCAATCTCGAATCACCGCAGAACAAACTTGAATTCAATCGCCGCATGGGCGTTGTCGGTTTCGATAATGAAGTTGGCCCAGACGTTAAGCGTGCAGAGTGGGAAAACGACGTCTTAGAAAACCTTCAATTCTCCGCAGACAACACTCCAATTGTGCTTGCAGATGAGATGCACGAAGTTCACAAGGAAATTCATATGCGGAGAGTGAAGGAACCTTCATTCTTATCACTCCCTGCGGAAGTGCAGCAGGCATTCATGCAGCACATTCAAGAGCACGATCAATTTATTGAAATGCAACAGGCCATGGAGATGGAACAATCCTTGATGTCTGGCATGCCCCCAGAGCCAGCGGAACCAGAAGTATCTACTCGGTCACAGGGCCGAGGGATTTCTCAGGAAATGCAGAAAAAGGTCATTTCGCCTGATGTTCCTGAACTCGAATGAAGAAAACAAAAGTTTACGTTGCAATCCCAAGCGTAGGTACCGTGAGCGATCTCATGCCTTACGCGTTTCGCCAGTATGAAAGAGAATACGGCGATCGGATTGAATTCGTCTATCCCAAGCATTGCGTTCAAAGGAAGTTTCACGACTTTGCTAGAAACGCGATGGTAGACGACTTTCTAGAAACCGACTGCGACATTCTGTGGTTTCTAGACTCTGACGTAGTGCCTCCGCCGCATGTCTTAGACTTAATTACTAAGTACGGCGAGCACTGGGAGTGATAAGA